AATCTCGGCTACAAGCCGGAAAGTATTGATCCAAGACTTGCTCTCTTATTTAGAGACGGACACTTACATCACGAAGCTCTTCGGACCGAGCTTGCAAAGATTGGCCGGCTTACTAACGTCGAGCAACCCGCCTGGAAGCGATATGTCGTTGAATATAACGGTGAGAATATACCAATCATCATTACCACCACGTGTGATCTCCACTTCGATGGAACCTACGTCGGAGAACTTAAAGGGATCACAACCTTCTCCTTCAAGGGACTTAAATCAAACGACGATGTTCGATCCAAATACCCCCACTACGTAGGGCAGCTCAACACTTACCTCGATGTCTACGGAAAGAAGAAGGGGTTCTTGTTGTTCAAGGACAAGAATAGCTCAGCTCTTAGGATCTTCTGGTTTGACTTTGACCAAGCCTTACTGGATGAGACTCTACAGAAGCTAGCTAAGATTGAAGTAATGAGTGCAAAGAAGAAGTTGATTAAGAGGCCGTTCAAGAAGAGCTCGTGGGATTGTAAGAGCTGCCAGTTTAGGCAGAAGTGCTGGGGTAAACCAAGACAGGAGATGGTCTGGCGATGAATGTAAATGACGTGCAAAGCCCGACAGTTGTGACTAAAGCCGAAGCTGCTTCCATTATGGTGGGTAGACAGAGTGAATTGGAAGCACACTACTGGCAGATTGAGAAACGTCCTGCTGAGTTTATCGAAGTCAACAGTGCTACGGGACAAGTGCTAATCAAAGACTTCCTTTGGAGAATTACAGAAGAGGTCGGCGAAGCTCTTGAAGCTTTAGCTAAGAGTGAGCCTCAAGAGAAGACATATGAAGAGATGGCTGATGCACTTCACTTCGTGCTCGGCTTATGTGTTATTACCCAGAAACGTCACCTCTTCGTAGAGATGTATACTAAGGACCATTACCCTAGCCCGGGCTCTATGGACCATTTCGTCATGAGTATGGGGATCTTGGGTAACACTCTTAAGATGAAGCCCTGGAAGCAGACTCCAGTCCTTACCGATGAAGCCTACTTCGATGATTGTCTCATGCGTATGATTGCTAGCTTCATCTCACTCGTTAACTACTTCGGCATGGGTAACGAGAAGTTGTACGATTACTATTACCGTAAGTCAGAGGTGAACCTCTTCCGTATCAGGAGCAATTACTGATGGGTAAGTTGGCTAGTCTCGAGGAGTTGGAGAGGAGGGGGCTTAACACGCCCCTTCTTCTTCTGGAACTCAAGCAGTTTGAAGAGAATAAGCTAGATAAGTGGAAAGCTTTTTACTCAGAAGCTCAAGGGAAAGTATCTATTAGGACTGAGAGAGATGGGGAAAAGCTTTGTCCTTTTAGGCCTAATATTTCTCTTCATCGAGCAGCAGCTGAAATGCCAGACTTCATTAAGAAGGGATATCGGATCTTAGTCTTCAGAGGTATTGATCCCAATGATTCTCTCTTCTGTGGTAATTTTGCTCATACTGGAAAGAAGTTTATCGTTGAATGGATTAAGGGACCAGGTACTGTAAGAGAGTTAGAAAGCAGTAGTAGACTTAACCATGTATCAGTAGATACTGACAAAACTCTTGGTAAGGTGATTCACCCAGCTCAAACTCTTCTAGATGTGTTAAGATTTACAGTTAAGGAAAATGAGTTATTTGAGTGGAGCATTTATTCTAAGGAAGTAGGGAAGCATCCTGACCACTTAATCTTTTGGGAGATTCGCTCATGGCGGTAGATGCCTTGGAGTATCAAGTCCTCTCCAGTATCAGGAGCAGGATCTATTACCTCAAGAGCACACGTTACATACGTGAAGAATTGTTTGAGTCTTCCGAGACCAAGTTCATTTACAACCTCATCTCCAACCACCATCAAGAAGAGAAGAGTGATACTATCACAATGCGTAGCTTGAGGATTCTACTCAGTACTCAAGTTAAAGCAGGTGATAAGGCTAAGTATCGGGGGCTCATTCGTCGAATCAGAATCAATACGGTCAAGGACGAAGCTATCATAACAAAGATCATGAAACGGTTTGCTAGACGTCAGGTTCTCAAGCATGCTATCTTAGAGGCTATTGAGAAGCTTGACTCAGGAGAGGAGGCAGACCTTGATAGGGTCAGACAGCGAATCGACGAAGCAATCCTCATCGACACCAAGACGTCAGAGGAATCCTACAATTACTTCCACGACCCTCTTAAGCGAAACAATGATGAGGGCGGTGAAGAGAGAATACCTACGGGATTGTCAAAAGAGCTTGATGATTCTATTAGTGGGGGGCTTGCCGCAGGGGAAATTGGCATCATCGTTGCACCAACAGGTGTGGGAAAGACTTTGCTCCTCGTCAATATCGGATATGGAGCTATGCTTAGAGGAAAGAAGGTCGTGTATGCCACCCTGGAAATCAGGCCCCGCAAAGTGGCTAGACGGTTTGATTGTCGGATTACTAAGACTACGTTTTCACAGGTCGCCAAAGAGCCTGTTAAAGTTCAGACGAAGCTTCGAGCGTTGGAAGCAAGAGGAGCTGGCCTTCACATCAAAGACTACACCTCAGCCTTAGTCTCTGTCCCTGACTTGAGAGCTTATCTCGACAGGCTTAAGGCGAACAAGTTCCCATTCGATGTGATCATTGTAGACCATGCTGATTTGATGTACTCCCCTAAGCAATACAAGGAACGACGATATGAACTATCCTCTATTGTCTCCGGGTTAAGGAGACTAGCTAATGAGTTCAACGTCCCCGTCTGGACAGCGAGCCAAGCAACTCGAGAAGCGGGCAAGAAAGGTAAGACAGGCCTTTGGGATATCGCAGAGGATATTGGAAAGGCCAACTGGGCCGATCTTGCCATCACCCTCTCCCAAACGGACGACGAAAAAACAGAAGGGGTAATGTGGCTTAAGGTTGCAAAGAATCGATTGGGGTCTACTAACCCTAAGGTTCAAGTCTTCATTGACTACGATACTATGACAGTCAAGGGGGCACAGAAGGAGATCTCAGATGTGCGACGTAGACTACGCCAAGGTACCGATAAAGTGTAAGCATTGTGGTGAAAAGAAAGCTACTGCTTATGCTCAGCATCCTGTCATGGACTACCTAGCCTTTGAGTGTAAAGCTTGCTTCAAGACTTTCTCTATGAGTATGTATGACTTAAGGAAGGAGCATGTATGCTCGGAGTCGACCTCGGATTAAACGTAGGCTCTGTAACTAGAGTCAAGAAGAAGAACAAGAAGTGGTTTAGCAAAGATCACTTAGTACTCAAGTTCGAACGAGAGAAAGACTCTCCTAAGAGGATTGACAAGATTGCGAAGAGGTTCTACTTCGTGATCAAGAAGATGGCTAAGGGAGATATAGTCATTGCAGTAGAGGAGCCAGTACTTTCATGGGGACGTAGGAACCCTAAAGCCTACGAGAAGTCAGTAGCTCTATTCACCTTAGTTAGTTTTCTACTGAGGAAGAAGGGCTTTACCATAGTGCCAGTAAACAACAGGACTGCTAAGAAGCGAGCAGGCTATGGTGGGAAAGACAAGGAGGGTATGATCAAGTCTTATCGCCAGACTACTGGAGTATTGCCTGGGCATAAGGCTAAGTATGGCATGGAAACTTTGGCTGATTCTTATTTCATTGCCTTGGCGGGGTATGACATATGGGCCACGAACAGAGACGAAAGGAAAAGCTAATGAGCAATGCAACGCAAGGCCTACTGCAGATGACGAAGAAGGATCAGCCTGACATTGGTCCTAAAGAAGTGGTACAATTTCCTACTCTTAACTTCTCTGTAATCCCTGGTACTAGTCGTCTTATCATCATCGAAAAGCCTAGAGCACAGAAGTTGAAGATGGTAGATCGAGATGGTAAAGAACATGAAGTGATTAATGGTAAGCCCCCTGTGCAACGTATTATCGATCTTGACCTCTATGAAGATGTCTGCTTTGTATCCGACACCCATATGGATGCAGAAGAGCAGATGCTTAGGGAACAATGTGAAAAGTTGAATATTGACTATGACGCATATATCTCAAGCTTAACTCCATAATATTGGGGGAGTATCTCAAAAAGGATTTACTGTAATGGAGCATATGTTTAATATGGGACACTTGTTATACTCCCCCCGTATAAACACCCTTGGGAGTATGTGCTCTGAAAATTAGGTTGATATCTCATGGCGTAAAATTAAACCACTGTCTTTTCAAGGAGTAATATCCATGGCTCTCAATGGCGGTGCGATGGGAGGACTTAGAACTAAATCCTTAGATGAGTCTTTTGGATCTCAAGTATCACGAGAGTCTAGGGAATCTATTACTACTAGAGTTATGAGGTTACAAGAAATTACTTATAACAATAACCACCGTCTTAGCTCCTTACTCGAAAGGATCAGAGGACCCATCCCTGAGGTAGGAAGTAATAAAGCTGATGTGCCTCCTATGACTATGGATGATTTTATGCACATCACTGAGATGAACTTACAGATTCAAGATCATTTGATTATGCAGTTAGAACAGTTAATCTAGATACACTAAGCCCCTGGCCTCGATGTTCTGAAGTCAGGGGCTTTGTGTAGTTAATTATGTACGAGTACGTTGCTGGCTGATATAAGCACTCACTACTCCAATAGCAAAGTTTCCAGCACCAGCATTAGCTGCATTAGCCATATGAATTTGAGGAGCCATGAAGATATTAACTCTCGGCGTAGTCAAAGAAGAAATCTGAGTATAGAAAATCTTAGCTCCAGTAGTAAGGCTAGAGAGCTTAGTAGCAAGAATTGAGGAGTTAGGCTCTTGCCACATCTCCCAAAGGAACCCTTGACCTGCAGCTAAAGTAGCTCCTGTTATAGCATTCTTACTAGTAGTTACATTATTCCTATATACTAGGTTAAGAATGTTAGCCCCTTCAGTTGTGTCATGATACAAACCAACACAATCACCGACGATGCCTGCTGTATCAACATTAGCTACATTACCTGCTGCTGCTGAAGCTAGACCAACGAAAAGACGTCCTGTATTGTTAAGCCAAGCTTCAATAGTAAACTGAACTGCAAAGTAGAATCCACCATACATATCATCACCGGGAACATTACCCCGCCAGAACTGATAGTCTGCTGCTCCTGCAAGAGCAGGGCCTAAGATCCTATTAGCTACGGCATCATTAGCATACATTGTTCTTTTCATCTGAGTAACTGGACTAGTAACAGCAGGAACAGGATGAGTTACTGTGTTGCCTACAGCTACTGTCCAAGCAGGCCCCCACCCCCCACCAATACCATCAACACTATTAGGTAAGAAGGTTACTCCAGCAAAGTCAAAGAGGCCGGGCTGAAGACTACTGAGAGGTCTGCTCACATTCTACCTCTGTTGTTAATATAACGGTCTGGGCCTTCAAGCATATTACCGAATGCTTCACAGAACTGACTATTCTCATCAAAGTATCCAATCTGTCCAGCAGGGAATCCGAAAATTCGATTATATGCAACTCGAGCTCTCACACAAGTAGAGATACCAAAAGCTCTAGAGGCTGAGCTAACAGCATAGTTAAAGCCACACCCTTCAATGAGTACAGGGTTACAAGCTCCAAGCTGAATCACTTCTGTAATAACCTTAGCTCCTTCAAAGTCAACTCCTCTAAGCTCTAATCCAGTAACTGAATCAGCTTTGACTTCTCCAATAGTGTTACCTTCCATATTACCGCCATGGAAGAGGGGATTCATAATACCTCCACCAACCATCTCTGCTCCCCAACGATCATTACCATTGAAAGTACAATTCTCAAACTTGTTGACATTAGTAGACCACAAACCGCCAGCATCTGTAGTATCCATAAACACACCAGAACCTAAATTGAAAGATGAGACGATATTAGAAGCATGAAGTAAGATAGCTCCATCTAACCATAAACCATGAGAACTAGGACCATCTCCAGCACCTTCATAAGTAGCTCCAATAGCCATATCATTCATCTTAATTCTAGGAGCCCCTCCTGAAGATACTCCCCCTACTTCTCTATATAGCTTAACTCCATAGAGCTGTCCGGTACCTCGAACAGTCATCCTCTCTAATGTTGTATATCCACAACCTACCCAGATACTGCCTGTGATAATTACCCCATCCCGGCTCTCTCCCTCAATGATGATCCCTGGCTTATTGTTAGGGATTGTGAACCCAGGATAGGTACCATTAGGCAACCTTAACCTGCCTCCGCCAGCCGGGACGGAGTCTATCGCCTCTTGTATATATTGGGCGTTTCTTGGGTCAGGACGCCAATTTGAATACATCTTACCTCCTAGAACAAGATGAAGTTAAGCCCCACCCTGTTATCCCAATTATCCTTGCTTAACCATTTCGAATAATCATACTGTACAGCAAACCTACCATTAAGCAAATAGGATAACTTACCACCGACCCAAGGGTAGTATTCAGCATCACTATGAACAGGATCGTCATTCCTCCAACCAATACCACCATTTACTGCGAAAGTAACTCGAGCCATACTAAGCCAACCTGTTGCAACTCCTTCAGTCTTCTTAGTAATCAGTACATTCTGGATAGGAGTATTAAGCTCATAAGCAGCAATCTCTACCGCAAGCTCCATGCCAGTAGCATTAGGGTTAACAGGATTAAAGCCATCCATTGACTTGTCTGCAGCATATCCAGTGCTAGGAAGGCACACCATACCCATGAAGAAAGCTAAAGCTAACGCCCCCTTCAAGGCCTTGATCTCAGCAATACTAGTGGGAATGGGGCTCTTGACTAACCATTCACGAACACCTATACCAGCAAAACCAAGTAATGTACCCATACCAATATCCTTACCAGACACGAAGTAACCCATCACAATCATAAGAATAGGGTTAATGATCCACCCCAACCCACGGCTTGTACCACCACCAGTCCAAATAGTATTAATAGCATTCAAAATATTCTTAACAGCAGGAACATCTTTAAACATAGGACCTAAGCTCATAGCAGTCTTAACTAACCAGATCGCCCTAGTGCACACCCAACCAGAGATCAAAGCAACGAATGCTGGGTTTATACCAGGCAAAAAATTGATGATCATGTTAAACACATTAGAAGAATCAGTAGGTACAGGAACTTGAATAATCATGTTACCTCCTAGTTACCGTTGTTATTGTTTTTCAAGAACTCTATATCTCCTTCTACTTCTTCAAACCTATTATGTATATGGTCTCGATGCTCATCATATAATTCTTTTCGAACAAAGACTCCATCTGTACCATTCTTACCTAATAGGTTTTCTATACCACTTAATCTACGTTTAATATCCCCATAAACCATACCAATCATAAACAAGATACCTATACTCCAGAGAGCCACGTCTATACTGATGGTCATTAATCATCCTCCACCCAACCCACCTTAGCGAAGATCGCATTGTTATTCAGGAAGATATCTACTGGAGTCTCCTGAATAGCATCCCCTGTTTTGCGATAGTTGCCTGTGGAGCAATGAATCACCATCTTTGGTAAGCCCTCTACAACTGAGACTATACCTATATGACCTTGTCTACCTCCTCCATCAGGCCATACAACTAGGTCTCCTGGCTTAACGGCATTAATCTCTACCTTATCTACCATCCCCATTGTATTAGTGGCATCTTTGAAGACTGCTGAAGTTTCGAACCATCCTCCGTTTTGGTTCTTGTAATAAGGGTTATTAGTCTTACGACTTACCCCCAATACCCAAGCCACGAATCCAGAACAGTCACACTTTGAACCGGGGGTAGGCTTAGAAGCAGTGAATCCTCCCTTGCCTAGCTCATAGATTGTAGGCAGACCGATGACAGCTTTGGCTCGTGCTACCACTACGGAGCGTTTCATCAATACTCCTTCGCAGCTTCATTGATTAGAGCAGTTATTCTTTCGATCTCTCTTTCATTGGGACGATTCTTTACAGTTTCCTGACGAAGCTTCTGACGTAGCTCTTTGATAGTGTCATCCACTCGGTACTTGTTAGTATTGAATCCCTTTTGCTCATCGTAAAGATAAGTCTTGCCTGAGAGGATTCCAGTAATCTTATTAGCAAGCTCAACGTCTTCCTGAGTCATCTTATCAACTTCATTCAGTAATCGAACCACCTTAGCAGCGTGGACAGCCTGTGTAGGTAAGTCGACCCCCAGGAACCTAGTCTTCTGGCCAGGGATCGTAGCGATCTTCTTCTTGAGGAATACATCATAATTGAATGCCTGCTGTAGGATTTCCTTAGGGATTGGAGACATCATATTCAAAGCTGTTTGATGTAACTGTAACACCTTGGCTAAGTCTGCAGCAGGGAGCCAATTGTTAAGTAAGAAGTACTCATATTGGCCTGCTTGATTCTTCCTAATCCTCAAGGGGAAATTCTCACTCATCCAAGATGGTAAGTATCTCTCACTAGCAGGAGTTGAGTTTTGGAATTCATTCTGTGCTTTGAATGTAGAAGAGAATTTAGCTGGCTCCATAATCAAGTGCTGGATTTGTAAGGGTACATTCTTACGTGTCCAAGCATAGAAGGGGAATGCTCTCTTCATTACGTTACGCTCAAAGTCAGTAAGCTCAGAGTAATCGAAGAGATACTTCTTAACACTCAACGCCGCTTCAGCTTCTGTATTACCAGCCTTGATTCGATTGATGAAGTGTGCGATTCTAGCATTATTTTCAATCTGTGATCCAAACTTGAATCCCTTCTTCACTAAGATATTGTTACGTCCAGGAGACCAGATAGTACCCTTCTCAAGTTCCTGTTCAATAGTACGCCCAACATCCTGTGCAACAAAACCTCGATCAACAACTCCTAACTCTTTCATTACCTGCATGATAGAGTCACTAGTATATTGCTTACCTAACCCACCTGTAATAGTCTTCTGTCCAAACTTACCAGGAAATTGAACTTCTAATGCTAGCTTATAATCATTCAGATCATGAACTCCAGCTAACCAGTTATTCCACATATTCCCAACAAAGTTACGAATATGATAGGAGGGGAATACAGCTAGAGTCCAAGCCTTCCACCAATCCTGTGTCTTATCGAAAAGATGAAGGAATTCATTCTGAGTATGGGGATCTTGGACAAACTTATACCACCCATCCATATTCTTTGCCACTTCAGGAGGTAATCGGAACCCCGCAAGCTCAGCCTGCTTGACAGGAAGCCAAGTAGTAGGAGCCTCTCCTTCAGGAAGAGCTAACCCCTTCATCTTGAGATCATTATAGAATTCCACTGAAGTACGCGCTCGTTCACCTCTGACACCACGAATTGTAGTAGAGTAGACTGGATCAGAGTGGAACGCTTCAGCTACAGCCCTATTACCATTACCTTTCCACTTACCAGCAGCAATCAATGCATTGACTTCATCATATCCTAATGAATGAACAGCATCGGCATACATATTCTCAGTAATTCTCTGCTCATCTAACATCTCATCTAATACTTCAAGACCATCCTTACCCTTAAGCTTCTTAGCAGTAGCCTTGTCAATAACCTTAGCTTCAACCCACTTATCAATAGTTTCTTGCTTAACTTTAGCAAAGTCTCGTCTCATTGCATTAGCCATCTTGGTACTCATCTCTTTAGCCGAGGATACCCTAGGTAGAGTACCTGTTTCAAGAGCATGTTGCTTCCAAGATTCACGTAACTCTGGTGTAGAAATGTGAGCTATATATTCTCTATCGGCCATAAGAGGCTTAATCTGCACCCCAGAAGTTTGCTCAATTTCTAACTGCCTAGCCTGCTTCTCGTTGATAGTTTTTGCTACCTGTTGCACTGAATCTTCCATAAGGCCACGATCAGCAGCAGTAATATACACCTTGTCAATATTCGCATATGAATGCTCAAGCTTAAGGATTAGAGTTTCAGCTGGCTCATCATTGAACTTGATCAGGTTCCTTAACACTTTATCGAGAACTTTAGGAGTAAGCTTTTGTCCACCCGTTATATGGCTACCTAACTTAGCTAGGTCTCTACGAGCTGCAAATTGATCATAAACTCGGGCTCCTTTAGGAGGGGGTACAGCATCTACCCATCCCGGAGGAAAAGAATTAGGGAACACTTTCTCTAACTCAAGAGATAAGTCCTTACCCAATCCTTGAGCGTTAGGCTTAATCTGCTCCCAAGTTGTAGCTGTTTCAGGATTAAGTGTCTGACCAAAAGGAGTAGTAAGTAAAGGCTTCTGAGGCTTAACTTCAGTAGGAGGTTTATAAGCTTCTAAGAATTGTCTCCTATCTCTTTCAAATGAAGAATCTCCAGCTCCTGAAACTATTGTTTCTAATCCTTCATAAGTGATAGACTTAGGAGGCTTTCCTTTAGTTAAAGCTTTATATAAATCATTATTGTTATCAACTCCAAAAGCATTATACAAGTTCTCTAATTGTTCTGGAGTAATAACATCTTCAGGAATGTTTTCACTATCAAAGGGAATCTGAATCCCAAGTTCTTGCCTTCCTCCTTGCTGAGCATCATTAATAGCTTGCTGAAAAGCTTCATCAGCAGGTTGAGGCCCCGTAGGAGGAACAGCTCCTGCTTCAGGACTAAAGTCTTGACGATAGAATTGACGTAAGAAATCATCAACTTCTTTTGCATCTCCCTGGACTTGGCCTAGTAATTCATTAATGATATCAGAAGCAGGCTTAGGAGGAAAAGCATTTTTTTCCATACCAGCAACAATCTCATCATAATACTTTTTAGCAATCCTAATATCATCTGAATCCATCTTACCGATCAAGTCTTTAAGAACATCAATGAACTCTTCCCTACCCCCCTTTAAGCTACTGATAACATCTTCCATAGACTTAAAAGGTTGACTCGGGTCTTGCATAGTGTCGTTAAAGTATTCTCTAAACATACTAATGATTTCTTGCTTAAGAGGATCACCTTCAGCAACAAAAGCGGGATCCTTTTGTATATCTTCTAAATATCCATCTGCTAGATTAAGGACTTCATCTGGAGTTAAGTTAGCCTCTTTACCTTTACTGAAGTTCTTTACAAGATAATCCGCAAGATCTTCAGGAGCTCCAGCCATCATTTCTGGAGGAATCTGGGACTCAATCTCAGGCTTAAGTCTAATCTCATCCCCAACAATATCAAAAATCTCAGGATTTGCTAAAGCCTCATTCATAATATCTTCTTTAGAAACAGTCTCAAATCCCATGCTCTCCATTCTCTTTAACAACTCATCATCGGGATTTAAGCCTGCTTCAATATCAGCTTCAGTAATAGGAGTCTCGTGCTGAATCCTCTTCTTAATCCCTCTCTTTGTTTCACCAGGAAGCTTTAATACTTCTTCACTAACAGGCCCAGCTTCAGGCTTCATGCGTTCAATAGCTTGAGAAACTAGATGATTAACTTGCTCACGGCTTACGGGTTTCTTAGAAAGTTCAGAAAGAGTATTAGCTAACCCATCCAGTTCTTTATTGAAATCTAATCCTTCAGCAATCTTTTGACCCGACCTATACATAACAAGATTCTTAAACTTATTGTAAGCTTTATCAAACCCTTTGTTACCTGTAGTACCACTGAATGCTCTCTTGAAAGTATTAACAAAAGGTTCTAATGCTGTTCTAATAGCTCTAACTGGAGCAGCACTAGTTTCCTTATGAAAAGCTTCTTTAACAGACTTCTCAATCAAAGGAAACTTTTCACCTAATGCTTTTTCAAGCTGAGGCTTTATCTTATTCAACTTAGCCTTAGTTAACACTTTATTACCAGCAACATGCTCAGCAAACTGTTCAAGCATTACTCTAGTGGGTTCTTTACCTTCAGCATAAGCTACTGGATATACTTCCTTCATACGTTCAGCTAATCTAGTAGTCAAGCCTACACGACTAAGAGCACTGAACGGTTTAGCAAGCTCAGCTCCTACTTTACCACCTACTAAGGGAGTTGAGATATTAGTGAAGGGGATCTCCAGATTAAGCAGGGATCGTTGTCCACCTGCAATCTGTTCAGGGAGTGGACGACCTTCAAGAGACCTAGGAAACTTTCTGATCAAATGAGGAGTAGCTTCCTCTGCTCCCTTGAGAGCAGCAGCTTCCTTAGCTACCTTAGACCCCAACTTAACAGAAATTCCTTCAGCCTTAGCAGCACCCAACTTCGCTGCTACCTTACCTAACTTAGTAGCTCCACCCACACCAACATAGGTAAGAGGATCAGTAACAACATCAGCTAAGAACCTACCTGTCCCTTTAGCAAACCCAACAACGGGATTATCTCCTTCTTGATGTGCTAAGAGACCACCTTGATTAAGGATGTCACCAACATAGATGTTATCTTTCTGTTCCTTAAGCTTACGTAACTTCTCAAGGTACAGAGGATCATCCTGTCCAAGGCTCTCTGCTAAAGGTAAAAAGGCGGACCGAGACACAACATTAGCTGCTGCCCCTAACGTCTCCCCAGTTCCGTGTAGGACATTACCAATGAAGCCTCGGTCCACCGGTTCATCATATTGTCTCTGCTCTTCATCAAGGAATCGGCTCCTACTACCCGGAGCTCCCTTAGCTCCATACTTCTTAAGGAAGTCTTCTAATGCCATTTTACACTGCTCCTTTCTTCCTGCTGCCTAGTCTTTAATCAATAGGAAGGAATGCTCGGCATTATCGAGCCGGTATTAGGGGGTACACCCTAGGGAGTATTAACCACTGTCCCGGGATCCGGCTTGTTGATTCATACGAGACAGAGCTTGTACTCCCCCAAGGGCGTATTAAAGTTACTTAACAAAATCTCGAGCTGCTTGGTCTTGGTCTTCTCGAGGGATATTCTGACCAAAGGGTTTAACTTCTCTACGTCTCATAGATCCAGCAGGAAGACTATTGACCCACTGTTCGACTCGATCAGAATCTAACTGCCTCCATGCTTCAGGATTACTACGGATCATATTATTAACCATAGCTCGAGCAGCATCACGAGTACCGAACCTAGGATCATCTCTGACATTAATGAAGAACTCATCAGTAGGAGTAATCTTAGGATCACCATAAATATCAGGCATAACTTCTTGACCCTTATTGAAAGCTTCATCAAACATAGAAGCTCGACTTCCAGGGCGTTCACCTAATTGAGGATTACCATAGACATCAGTCAGTAGTTGCTGAATAGCTCTTTCACGAGTCAAAGGCTGAGAGCCACCAGAAGTGTATTGTTCAGGGTGTGACTCCCTAAAGTTAAGCTCCCTACCCAGCCTTTGATTAGCAGCAGCATCCTGTTGAGACTGAGTAAGCATAGGCATGATACGCTGCATCACACTCATGCGCCCGGGAAGTCTAATAGGGCTACCACCAATCATAACAGTAAAGCCACCTGGAGCAACCTCAGAAGTATCTTCAAGAAACTGGTCTCTACCTAATTGAAGCTGGCCTTCATTTACAGTAGCCCCTCTTTCTTGTACAGCAGCCTGCCGATTACCTTGCTCAATGTTAGCAGCTCCTGTACGCTCTCCCTGAGCTACTTGACGTTCCTGAAGACTATCAAGATAATCCTGACGGGTACGTTCCTTTTGCTGTTGTCTTGCACCCTGAATACCCTGACCTAATCCAGCAAAGAAAGAAAGAGCCTTGTTAGGCATTATCCCCTCCTAGCCGGGCGCTGGGGAATAAAGCTAGAGGCCCAATCATAGCCTAAGCCTCCCGCCACTCCGCCGATCGTACCCCAAAGCTGGTCTCCCAGACTCTGTTGCTGGAGCTCATCCTGGAGTCTCATATTTTCCTGACCGCCTAAGAACCCAAGACGCCCCATCTCAGCATTACGACGGAAGCCAAGGTCGTCACGATAAAGTCCTAAGTTTTCACCTCTACGCCGACCGAAGACATCTTGGTCTAATCCAAGTTGATCATCAACAAACTGGCTTTGTAAAGCATCCATACCCTCGATCATGTTACTGGAGCCTAACAAGCCAGCTCGAGCATATTCATCTCTACCCTTAAGGAACCTATGTCCCTGATTCCTCTGCAATCTACTACGTAAGCCAAGGAGTTCAGGATCATTATAGTCAGGGGTGTAACTGAATTTGCCTGCTCCCTGATTCACACGATCAGCCGCTGTCAGATATTGCTCAGCTACTCCACCCCTAGGTGAGGTCATTGCTGCTGGCCCCATCGGAGGAGTATACATAGGTTGAGGAGCTGAAGCTGCCATTGATTGCTGTGGAGGAACTCCACCAGGAGTAGCGCCCATAGGGTTTCCAAAGAAATCGGCTCTACGTCTACGAGGGTCTTGCTCCTGATTAGGGTTCATAAACCGCCCACGACCTAATGTAGGTGACACAAATCTACCCCCTCCCCCACCACCACCAGGACCGGGACCTCCACCGCCGAAAGTGAAACCACCACCACCAGGGGGAAGAGGATCTTCGATAATAGGCATTACCAGTGGTCCTTCCAGGACGTTCCGTCCCAAGTACGTACTTTCTTTAGACTTTTGTCGTAGTATGTATATCCTTCGGTAATTCTCTTAAGTTGAACATCTGGTTGTGTAGAAAGAGCAAACTGAATTAAGGGGATCTTACCTTGATTAATCGTCTCACTGATAAGGTTAATAACTGAAGTTAATCTTTCTACTTCTGCCGCTGAGCTAATCCCCTTTAGCTTCTCAATTGTCCCGGGTGTAGGATTAGTTTCTGCCATTATGACACCGGAATATAATTAAACCGATAAGTAAACCCAGCAGTATCTAAACCAATAGCATCATGAATATTCGCAAGTACAAAGTAATAAGTATTGTTACTAGTATTCAAATAAAGTTGCAAATTTCCTCTACCTGTGTAAACACCAGCAGGAGCTCCAGCACCTCTTATCTCTACAGAAAGGGGTAAACCTGTAGACGTTGTAATCCCCGTTGATAGGTAAGATACTGAAGCAGCTCCTAATATAAATCCTGGAGTCCAGTCTACAAAAGCTACTTTAACTTTTGAAAGGATTATATTATTATTGGCAATCTTAGCTGAAGTGACAGCCGAATCACGGATATGGTCTGTAGTCACAGCTCTACTTGAATCAGTAGAAGCATGACTTGAAAGCTTAGCATCTGTTACTGCGTTATTATTAATCTTAGCAGTTGAAACACCAGCAGGGGCATCAGCTAACTTACTGCCATCAATAGCTGCGAGAGCTTTAATGTTGGCATTATCAATATTACCATTGAATTCACCATACAATAGATCAAAGTTATTATTAAACTTTAAAGCATCAATAATATCTAAGTCTGCAAAAGTGTGGGGCTTGACAATTGTTGCCATCGCTTACCTCGCAATAAGTCCAGTACCTAACACAAGGATCTCTTCTATCTCATGATAAGTACTAGTACCCTCATCGGTAACTTCAAATGACGGAGTATCAGCTCTGGCTTCAATGCCAAAGGTTCCCTCTCCTGTACCTAAAGTATGTAACAATGTACCAAACTTATCAATTCCAAACTGAGCTATCCCAAAGATTGCTTGCTGGGCCCCAGTAAGTCCTGCAAAAGGAGAAGCTTCTACAAATGAGACTTCATCATCTAGAATTAGTCTCATTTTAAGGATAGTGTCTGAAGTAAAATGACCTTTCAGATGGGCTTTAGAAATAATGATGGGGCCTGAACTATCTACAAAAGTTTCTCCCGTACGTAACGTACTAGAGATTTTGTTAAGGTAATCAAGGTATTGGTTACTTCTACGGACGTAGATATAACTTCCTATCGAAGCCTTAGCTTCACCCCAAATTAACTCATTACGATCCCGTTCTGAATCAAAAGCAACAAAACAACTAGCAGTAAGTTTGTCTCCATTTTCATGGGGACCATCCCACTTGCCAGCTAATAGATCATATTCTAATTGCTTCCAATTATATCCTTGACTCCCAGAAGGGTCGTAACTGATAATGTAACGGAAATCATGATATACAGCTGTTACTCTTGCAAGAGCAGCAGCTGGCATCTCCAAGAATTCAGGCTTAATATTACGCCCAATCTCAGTCAGATTCACACCATCATAGAAGTAGACTTCACCACGAGTAGCTAAGAAGACAATACCCCCCGGAACTTCTACAATGCTTTGAGGGGATACTGTACCAACTTTGGGACTAACATTGGTGAGAGCTGAGTTAAAGCTTCGGCTAAGCCAACAAGAGTTACGCTTAAAGAAGATGAGACCTGAAGGAGTCTTAGCACAACCTGTAATGAGATCATTATCATTGTTAGCAACTGTAAAGAACTCATTGTCAAGGATCCTGTCTGAGAACCCAATGTCTGAGACCTCTACTGTACTAGCTGAAACTCCACTCATGCCACTATAATAGACTCTATCATCGTATCCTAAGATAGCAAAACGAGTATCTGTTCTAGGATTATGGACTGGAACATAATAGAGCGGAATCAGCAGTAACGTCTTGGTAAGTTGAAGTGGCTAAAGGAAGCTCAGTTAAGAAAAAGAACACAGCACCATTAGCTACGGTACGATAGATTCTCTTAGCGGAGTTCTCATACCTAGCTGCAGGATCAGTAATAGTACTAAGATCAATCTTATCGTTAAGAGCAGCTACGATTGTAAGAGTTGTTCCAGCTGGACCTTCTCCCATATCTCCCGCTACGCTAGTCACCATGTATTTGTAGGTACCAGCGCTTAAACCTCCACCAGCAGAAGCTACTCCAGCGGGAGCAGGAAAAAGGTAGAAGCCAGCATAGACAGAATCAGTTCCATTATATCTTACTGGCTTAGTTCCATCATAGATATAGAGTCTGTCTTTATATGTAATAGTCTGATACAAACTAGAAGCATGCATTAAATTAGCAACATCATTATCAATCAAAATCTGAGTAGCCGCTCCAGTAAGGTCATTAACAGTATAGAGCTTACCATTAGCTGCTGCTATCATGAACTTAGTTCCAGCCGCTTTATAGTAACGAGTAACAAAGTTAACAAAATTGTTACTGTTAATCTTAACTGGAGTAGTTCCGTAACGATTATATCCTGGACGCTTGTATGGATAACCTTTAATATCCAGTCTATAGTTAGTACACCTAGACAATTCTGAAGTCTCTAGTGTCCCACTAGGATCAATGAGATTAACTCCCTTGGGCCATGGGCCTATTGGGATTGGGATATGATGACCCATTATGGCCTCGGATAGTTAGGGGGCAACACAGGCCATTGACGACGTGCACCCACTACTTCAGGCCCACTAAACACTAGATTGCTATCAGGCCTACGATACACTGTCTTCACTAGATCCTTACGCATCTGCATATAATCCGCTTGGATCTCAGCAATTTCATCAAAGCGACCTTCTCTACGTAAGCCTCTCTTAGCCGCTCCTAGAGTAATCAAAGGATGCCATTCTGATGGTAAGTCACAAACATCAGCTAAGCTTACTAACTTTAAAGGTCGACGTTGATATGAATAAGGAAGAACGAAAGTTCCTGAAGGAATCTTGTAAAGCTCAACACTATTGTTATTCAAAATGTAATGAGTAATGGGACCTTCAAGAGTCTTATACTTAGGATCAAAGTTAGAAAGAATAGCCTCATCAATAGGAGCTAATCTGATGTTGTTAGTAGGATGGACTAAAGTCTTAAGGAAATAGAAGTCATCCTCTAACTGATAGAAAGGTTCACCAGATGTAGTAGTAATTTCTCCTGAAGCATGAAACTCTCTGAAGATATAAATAGCACTAAGGTATAGGACTTCTAGGTTAATCCACCTAGTGATATCGATGGGAATATTAGTGTTACGTAAGATATTGGCTACTTCATCAATCATCTCACCTAGATCGAGATTATAGGTGGTATCACCGCTGGGGATAACAATAGCAGGCATTATTCATATCTCCCGCGTGGTGAATACTGGGGAATATTCAGTAGCCCGAAGACACTACCACTTGGGATCACTATTCTAAAATGATACTCATCGTTGTCTACAAAGCAGTCAATGTATCCTTCATTATCGGTAACCAAAGGTTGAGCAAGAGTAGAAGCATTAGAAAAAGCAGAGTCATATAGAGTAGCCAACACAGGACTAGATAATACATTACCGTCGCTATCAATAGACGGAGTGTTGTCAGCTCTATCTTTGTATACATAGACCTGAGCACCTACGATAGGCCTAAGGATTCCCTTGTCAACCCTCTGTATAGGGATCTTCAGGTGCCCGTAGATTTGGAGTGGCACTTACCCCTCCTTATGATCCCCTTCGATTAGCACCCGAATCACCTTTGCGAGGGGGATACCCACCAGGGTCATCTTGTCAGGATTCCTTGCAGAAGGACGCTCGATGAAGATTCGCTCATCCTCAATTTTCTTAATATCATACACGACATCATTATACTTGATCAGCTCACCGACAGTAAAGCCAGTAGTCTTCAAAGCCTCACGAGCACGAGCTTTCATCTCTTCACGAATAGCAAGCAGCTTCTTACCCGGCATGTTGGGAGGAAGGCCAATGGAGTCAGCATTCATCTCACCACGCTTCACCAGAATGGCTCGCAACTTACCCGGGAAATTATTCATATCAACTTGATACCCCGAGTGAGTAACAATAATATTTGTAGTAGGGCCATCCTCAACGGTGGTCCGGCTCATTACGATACCCCCTAAGCCAAAGCTTAACTTCCCAATACCACACTATCATTTCTTCAAGGAAGTTAGAGGGATTGGTCTGGGTCACCATACGACAGCCGCACCTACATGACCCCTTCTTGAGAATGTCCATTTCAAGCCACATTCTCCTGCAGTCGCGGCATCGAAGTAGTTCCATAACCAACCCCCTAACAGTCAAATTACATGCAGCGCAGCCATGCCTTGATACGGGAGCTAGCTGTGGCCGTGATAGCATAACCAAGCTGAGCCACCGGATCATCAGCTGTAACACCAAGCCCCACCGAGTTAGCTGTAGCTGAGGACTTGATCGCACCACCAGCCGTGACACCAGCCGCTGCCTTGACACTGGCATGATACCCGTAGACCTGAATCTTACCAAACTCACCGACCGGAATGTCCTTACCCGAAACAACTCCGGCACAGATAAGCTGGGTAGCCACGGCACCAGCACCCTTAACCGAGATCCCGTCGGCAGCCGTCTGATCACCGATCACAAGATCCCCATTCACCAAGGCGACCGTATCGCTGTTCTTCATGATAGCGAAAACCGCCTCAGGCAAAGTACGCCCAGTGATTCTAGGGATTAACATTTGTTTCCTCCAAATGCAGGAGTTTAATTTTATGATTGAGGATATTGATCAAATTTTCAGTGCACACGCTCCCTAGTGTATTTTCTAAAGGGAGTATAGCGCCCTTCTCAAAAGGATAATATCCTCAATCCCATTTTTGAACTTTGAAGCGCTCGATTAGTACTAAGCGGTGATACCGTCCATGACACCCTGACGAGCAGCATTCGAAGTAACCAGGTTACCCATCAGAAGAATCTGAGCCGTCTTCGCATCCTGGTTCTCAGGACGCACGAACTCAGTCGTGATGAGATCCGATTCCTTATCGATTACGGCTTCCAGGTAATTCGAGTTCAACATATAGAGAGCACCCGAGGTGCACTGCTCATCGAAGCCAATAACCATACCCTTGAACTTCAGGTTCTGGAAACCAGCATCACCCGTAGTCTTGTCCTCGAAGCGCTCGTTAGGAACGAGAATCTTCTCATAGAACTCGAACACGGACTGAGTAGTGAGACCGATATCCGGATGCTCGTTACCACGGCTGGACGAATTGTACAGAGTGCGCATTTTATCCAGACCGTTAGTAGTAAACGAACCCACCGTACCCAGGAACTGGTTCCTCCACCAGGTGTTCAATGCATCATTACGATCGATACCCGCCAACGTACCCCAGGCAGCACCATTCTCCACCAGAAGCTGGAGACCAAACATATCCTTAGAGTCATTGCCTGTACCATCGCCGAACCACTGACGGTTGATCTCATCACGCATCGAGATCTCTGCCTGCTCGACCTTCGCCTTCAGAAGGCCAATCAGCTTCTGCTCACCCGAGTTCTGGCGCTCTTCCTTACGGGAGATGCTGATGCTGCCAGCAACCTGCTTCCAGGGATACTTGGCAGCGGTCAGACCTTCCTGGGGTGTCACATCCAGAACTTCATAACCCTCGTACGAGCGAACAGTGGAGTTCTTGCCGTACATCAACTGCACGACGATAGACTCACCACCATCCTCTAACTTCTTCTTACCCTTCTGCGTCAACCACCAGAAGAGCATGAAGGACGTACTCAGGTTATCAGAAAACGTCTTACGATAGTTCGCAAGAGTCGTTGATAACAGGGCATCAAAATTCGGATTGCCGGCTGCCATTAGTTATCTCCTTATGCTTTACCGTTGGCATGTTGCTGCTTAGCCAATGCAAAGGCTTCTTCGATAGTCTTAGGCACAACGGTAGTCGTCTTATTGATATTAGATCCCCGAGTAGGCTTAGTAATATTCCCCTTCTTCTTTGCTGAGATACTGGTGCCAATCCGATCACCAAGTAACTCAATCAATTCAGGAAAGGAAACAATAGCTAAAGCTTGCTCGAAGGTGTGGTTAGGGTTATTTGCCAGATGCTCCCTAAGCTCAGGCCGGAAATTATCAAAGAAAGGATACTTAGTCGTAAACCCATTCCATTCCTCTGTCAGCTTCTCTTGTTCACGTTCTTGCTGTAGAGGAGTAAGTTCTTCCTTGACGATCTCCCGCATCCGAGTATCAACAGCATCTGGTTCATCTGTTCTTTCTTCCCGGCGACGGAAGCGGTTCTGAGGTTGCACCCCATTCATATCTTCCATAAACTTCTGGAACTGGGGTAATCTAGCAAGCTCATCAAAAGCCTGAGCCTTCTTGGCAACTCCAGCTAAGCTATGCATCTTCTTCGTGAAAGATGCTTGCATTCTACGGAAAGCGGGCTTAAGTTCCTCAGGTAAGTTATTAGGATCATGGAATAACAGTTCCCGTGCCTTAGCCTGATCTTGAGTCTGCTTTTCCTCAATAGTAGTACTTTCCGCAGATTCTGTAGTCTCACCATCAGTAGTCGTGTCCTGCTCCGAGGCAGCGCCTTCTTCGGTCGATTCAACTTCCACTTCCGGGGCGTTACCACCTGCCGGAACCTGGGTTGAATTACCGGTGCCTGCTCCTCCATCAGGAGAAAGTAACTTCATTGTGTTACCCCACCTCTCTTGTGTTAGTCTTTTCTAACAGTTTACGGTACTCAGCTTTACTTCCCACAGTAACCGGGCGATGGCCCAGGTTCTCGATAACCCTTTCCTGAGCTATTCCCTTAGAAGGCCAATAAGCTCCGGAGGGACTACCTTTGACACCAAGGCCAGAACCCGAAATGCTGATCCTAGAAACCAGTGGTCTGGCCCGCTTACCACAGACTGCACACTTTGTTGTCTTAGGTTTCTTAGTATGGTGACGGTCAATTTCTGTCACATGACCAAGAATACATCCATAATCATATCTCATAACTTCACCAATGCTCCACCCCCAATGCCTCCAGGAGTGGGAACTGCTACGCTTTGGTCGATGCCCTGCTTAATGCTGGTTGAATCGGGTACTCCGCCTTCCCCAATGGGTGGCCCCCCTTCACCAGGTTCAGTAGGCTCGGGCACCGACCCATCAGGATTTGCCATCATAGCATCTTGCATTCTCTTCTGCTTAAGCATTGCAGCAAGTTGGTTATTCAAATAAGATTCAGGATCAGTAAGACGATACTTCCTAACCATCTCAAGACGAATCTTGATAGGATCGAAGTAAGGATCGTTAGCAGTCAATTGATAGAACTCATTAAACTGCTGACGGTCGACGTCGGGATTAATGGGCACAGATGACCCATAAGTAACTTCAAACATGAAGTCACCAGCCAACGTCCTATCGTCATTAAGCTGAACCCAACTGATAGCTCCTTCACCAATGATTGGAAATACAAGATCTTGAGTCATGAACTTCTGGGAGATAGAAGCTATATTCTTAGTGATCCTACCCACAAAGGTAGTAACAACATCCAAGCGCTCATCGTTACGATTACGTGACTGGCCTTCAACGATAGCAGCCTCAGTCGCCGTCTTAGCACCCTGTGATGTGTTACCTCTTTGATATGTAGTGATTCCCGAAATCTCAGTAATATCAGCCTTAACTCTTTGCTCAACAGCATAAGCTTCAGGAGGAAGAGCGGCATCTTGAACAGGCATAACTGCTGTACGAGCATCATCTGCTGAAGTAGCAATCACTGACCCATCATCACCCTTCTCAAGCTTAGCTAGTTCTTCAGTGGTGAACACACCCTCACTGTATACATACCGACGATTATATCTCTTGCGATGATTAACCATTTGACTACGAGTCTGGTTAAGCTCAAGTAACTGAGGTTCCCAAGGCTCTACATCGCTTAAAGGATAGAACTCATCTGGTACGTCATTGAACTTCAACATGACATAGGGATGTCGAGAATCCAAGAATCTGTACTCATTAGTCTTGAAATCATAGCAATGCTCATCGTTATCTGAGATCATGTAGATACAACCTTCACGGAGATCCCAGACCTCATACATCACCTTGTATTGTAAATCCTTATCACTAATAGTTCCCGACTGAGATATCGAAGTTCCCCTCTTCTGAAGCAACTTATAGACATCAGTAGAAGGGGACAGATCCTTTGGAAGGTCCCAGTCGGGGTGGTTCTCAAGATCTATCATAGGCATTACTATCTGCTCAGCAATCCAGGGTAACTCCTCGGGCCTTTGACTATAGGCAGGAACCACCATACGGAATGGTGATGTCCGTAATGCCCAAGGACGTTCCTGAACAATCTTCTCGTTAGGCGCGGCTGCGTATCTTTGCTTGTTCTCTTCGGAATAGTTATCCTCTTCCTCTTCACTAGAAGCCACCCCCATGATTGATAAAGCATAATCAATAAGAGTTTGCTTCTTTTCTTTCTCTTCTTCAATTGCCTCGAACTGGGTAGCAAACCCTGTCTTGATCCAGCTATGACCACAAAGAAGAGCATCGAGGATAGTGAGCTTCACTTCAGTTTTAAGATCGATCTCACGGAAGATATAACGAATGAACTTCTGCATATCATATGCAGCTTGCTGATATTTCTCTTGCCTGGGAACCACTACTACATCTGGGTTCTTAGAGTAAATAGATGGGATAATAACTTTCACCATTGGATGAACAAGATTAACACCAATGTAATCAGCTTGATTAGCCGGCATTACATCAATAAACTTGTTCTGCATATATCCAATGAATCGCATCCACTTGTCTTCGTGGGGTTGCCTAAAGGCTTCACCCAACTTGATGCGTTCCTGCCACTCTTTAACTTGAGTAGCAGAGAGCTTCTTAGCCATAGTTACCTCACGTTTAATGCACCAAGCCGATGACGATCTTTCTTCTTACCTTTCATCTTAGCTCTAAGAGCATCAAGAGACCTAGGGTGATGCTTCCTGATAATAGTCTTAATCAACGGTCTCTTCATCAATTGATCTTGGTAAGCTAGAGCATCAACACAGTCATCGTTCGCAACTCTAGGATAACGAAGAAGCTCATCCATGAGGATAGCAATATTGCCTTCTAGCGTTGCAAGGCTCGTACCCGGGACCTTGAAGAGGCCAGACTTCCAATAAGGTACCATGCTACGAATACGCATCTTCTTCGTTATCTTAGTATCTGTATGTAATTCAACAAGAGGTAATCTCTTAACTCCACGTCTCTGGATCTCTGCTTTAACAAATCGATAGTAACTCTTCTGCCATGCTACAGATTCAAAGCCTATCTTCTCGGGCTTCCAAGTATTGTATACATCAAAGAGGTTTTCAATAGTATCATACTCATCCATCTTAGCTCGGCGTACTTCAAGGATGTAAGCTACCCAATCATGGCCAATACCACAAGTAACCATAGAACAGTAGTCATTACCATCCTCATCTCTCATGGGATCTACTGTAGTATAGATACGCTTGAGATCTGGAAGTTCTTCAGAGTCATAGAACTTAACCCAACTACTCTTGAAGATAGCCGAGTCATCATCTACTGGTTCATTCTGATACTGACAACTGAAGATATATGGCCCCTGCTCAAGCTTCTGGTCCTCAAGGAATTCCCATGATAATCGTTCGGGCCAGAGAAGAGTCCCATCCTCATTGATTGCTCTTTCAATCTTAATATGATAGCGCTTCTTAAGGCCTTTCTCTTTACGTTCTCTTTCCTTATCAATCACCCAACCAAAGAGATCGTCATAATGCCAACGAGTCCCAATGATAATCAACTTACCACCAGGATCAAGTAGAGAGAGAAGAAGCTTATACCAAGTCTTCACTTTCTCAATCTGTTCTCTAGTGGTAATGTTCTTGCTTGAATGTGGGTCATCGATAATGATTAGATCATAGTGAAGACCAACCTTTGTTACATCAATACCAGCACAAGTGATTGTAGGTTCTTTACGCCATATTGTTCTAGTAGCAATAGTGATCTCTTTCTCCGACCACTTAGTTCTACCTTTGATATTACCATATAACTTCTTGAATTCTTCGTTGTTCTCAATGTGGCCCTTGATTTCACTCAAGAACTTCATTGAAGTATTAAACTCTTCTGAAGCTATAAGGATACGTACGTTGGGGTTTCTTACCATCTCCCGTGTACTATATCCAATTGTGATACAGGATGTTTTGAGGGAGCCTCGCGGCTCTAATAGCAGGATCTTACGTCTTTTCTCATTCTCAACAAGTCGACACATCTCACCATGGAACCCATCCTCATCAGTCATGTCAGAGTAGTTGAGGATGTACTTGTCGAAGAAGTGTAAGTCTCTAAGCCCCCTTAACCTTTTCTTGGCCACTAACAATTCTTTGAAGCGATTACGCTGAGTAGCTTTAATTGATTCGCTTACTTGCATTGTCTAGCCCCAACTCTTCAGTAAGCTTAGCAAGCTCAGCATCAACATCAGCTTCATTAAGGACTGCAGTAACCTGCTCTTCCTTAAGGTTAATATTCTTCTGAAGGTCACCAATCATCTCGAAGTACATCTTAAGGATCTTAGGATTACCAGCCTTAATCCTCTTGAATAAAAGTCTCCATGCTTCATGACGCATACGAGTCTTGCGTAATGTAATCTGCTTATCTAACTCCTTCATGAAGACAGGATCATTACGCCAGTTGTGGTAAGTACGAGTAGCACACCCCACCTGTCCCGCGATATAGTCAGGACTATGGTTCCCCTCAAAATCGATAAGAAGTTCAATAGCCTTAGCTTGCTGTTCACTAACAACCATCTTATCATTCTTACTTTCAATCTGACTTCTCTTTACACCAAGCTGCCGAAGTTGGTTCTTCCGGAGCTTAATCCTCTCCTGAAGCTTCCTCTCATGAGCCGTTAAAAACTCAGCATGAAGAGTAACCTTCTTAGGCCTAGAGGATTCCTTAGCCATAGTTAACTCCTAAGGATGCACTTGCCAAGCGGGAACACAAATTGTAGCAGGACGACAAGCAATAAGATCTAAGGCTCGAATATGTGGAGCAATAGACCTAATAAACACTTCAACATGGTAATCGGCTGAAGAATTATTAACAGCTCCCGGAGCTGTAGTAAACTGACCTGGGTGTTGATAGATTACTCTAGTAGTCTGACGAAAATTTTCTGCTAAGGCAGAAGCAACTACATTACCATTAGAAGCAGGTCGATTAGCTCCATTAGGGTCTGCAATATAACTAGAACCCCACTCTGTTCGAGTCTTTTCAGCCATAACACTACCACCCTTTAAACCTAGTACTGTTAAGGCTCTAGCTTCACCATCATCCATGTAAGCATTTCTACCGCTAACACCTTGTAAGATTGAGTTTACAGCCACAGCCTCAATAGTCCTATTGCCTACCCTAATAATTCTCTTTTCTCCACCCCTCTTAAACCAAGTAGCTGCAACCATACTATCCCGATCCTGGTCTGCTGTACCATACCCGGGCCAGAGAGTTCCGGCTGAATATCCCCACGGAGCACTCATAGAAATACGGAAAGTAACTTTACCATACCCTGATGTCTGCTGCCCATTCAACCCATAATCTAGTGCCCAGATTATGGAATCAATGGGACAACTAGCAGCAGCTGAATAGAATAGAGTCCACAAAGGATTAGACGTAGTAGGCCTAGCTCTCCAGTTTACTGGGAGGAACTGATTAGCAGGGCTAGCTAAGTAGGGTGGAATAAGAGATTCGGGAGATTCAGCTTTCCGTAATGAATCGGAATAAGCTAATCGCTGGACAATCCCATACCTACCACCAGCCCCAAAGTTTGGAGACCCGGGTTGACCATTGGAAGTAGGATCATAACGAGAAGCAAACCTATGCCCCATGATCTCAATATTCTGAGCTCCCTGAGTAAGCTGATATCCATTGCCAGGATTGTACCCCCCAAAACCGCCAATTAAGTTTGAAGAAATATTACTTTGAGTAGAGTCATGAGAATGGTGTGCCCAAGTAAGCTTCTTCAAATAACTATGAGGGGGCCCAGTCCACTGGGGTTCATAATCAGGAGTACGCCCATCTAGGTATGCAGCAGCGTTTCTAGGGTTAATATTATTAGTAGGAACAATGCCATATGCTTTCAAAGCAACTAAAGATGACTCAGCTGCACTATTCCTCCAACGAGGGTAGACAGGCGAGTTGTTAATATCAGTAACATCATCCCAATCGTAAGCCCACTTGATAGGATCAACAGTAGTGAACTTACACATTAGAGCCCAGATCAGGTGAGTAAGCTCATCCCCAGGATTAACATTATCAACTACCTTGACAAAGTAAGCCCACTGAGGAGAAGTACCTCCACCTCCCACTCCGCGCCCGGGACTAGCTAAGGAATTAATCCAAGTAGTCACACTCTGCCCTGAGTACTGAGTGTAATGAACTTTCCAGATAGGGCTTAACAATTCACCAGGCCCAGCAACAGAGTCTCCCTTAGTAGCCGCTAAAGCTCTAGCAAAACTACCAGGAGTCCAGTCAGCCCCATAAGATGTGTTCCAAGAACCAGGAGGACGGTAAGTAGTTGAGTCAACATTACCTACAAAGAAAGAAGTTCCTGAAGTTGTAATAGGCCTAAGCAACCTTACAACTTGATCGACTCCAGTAGGAAGAACCCCAATCCTCTGACCAGAAGTTCCCCTCTTACACCAGAGAGTATCTTGGTCATCAAGGCTAACAAGTCCTGCACCTGATGTAGAAGAAACAAAAATATTACCATAACGACAAGAATCTACAAGCCCTCGTTCATTAGTACAAGGAGGACCTGAAGTACATTGCCAAGTTTGCCCAGAGCCCATCTCTGCTCCACCAATAACAATTAACTGGCCATTAGTAGAGTCAGCACAGAAGTAACGAGTCATTGCAGTAGTTACTGTTGTAGGATAAAGAACTAATACTGCAGCATACTGGCTACCAATATCGGTCCACATCTCACGATGATCAAAGTCTGTTTCAAAGAAAGTGCTCTTGTACCAATGAATCTCTCCGCCCTGAGCTCTGAAAGCATCAATGGCAGGAACAACATTTCTAATAACCGAAAGCTTAATGTTATTACTCTGCACATCCCAACGTTGAAGCTGAATAACCGCAATCCTCTTATCTCGAGAAACTGAAGAAGCTTGATAGGGTAAACATCCCACTGGAGTCAGACCAGCGGGGCTTGACCCACAGAAAGGAGGATTAGTAGCTGCCAATGCAACCGGACTCTGCATGGCTACAATCAAGAAAATAGAAATAACTTTACGAAAAAGGTTCATTAGTTAACTCCCGGCCAGTAATCAATCTGGAATCCGGTTAAATTCTTTCTGGGATGAAGGTTCGCAGCAGTGATTTCCAGATAAGAACCTGGAGTAAAAGCTCCTGTGATATCAGATAAAGGAATAGATATACCCGTAGAACTAGCCCCTAGCCTATAGATCCCTATGGGGAATCGAACGGGGTTAGCTGAATTAGAAGGACCTGTGATAGCTAAGAAATTCAGATTATTCCTAGTGATATAATAAGTGGGTATAGGCCTCATTACTTGTTCACCAACAGTATAGTAAGCCCAAGTTGAATCAGATTTACTTCCTGCTACTGGAGTATAAGCAGCATTATATCGAATACCGCTAGCAGCTGAAGTTTTCTTCGAAACAAAGATCGCAATATTTACTGAATCAGAATCGGCTGCTGCAGCAAAAGCCCAAGTAACTAAAAGTTCCCCCTTGTTAAACGCACCAAGAGGGATAGGATCAAGGCTATTAGAAACTGCATTACCTGCATTTAAGTTTACTGAAGAAAGTAATGTAGTCGGTGTATTGACAGGAACTAAAGGACGGAAACCAATAGTCCCATCATCAAACATGTAAACATACTGCCAGATTCCTGGATTTGACTTAAGCCTACTACCCATTGTTGTGTTCTGTTGAGCAAAGGCATTGAAGCCAAAGCACAACAGGATAAGTGTTAGAAGGAGTCTTTTCATTGCCTCCCCTTACCGACCCTTGCTGCGGCCGTTAGCATAGCTGGTAGGTAAGAAAGGAGTAATGGGAGTGCCAGGACCAGAGCTTACCTTTGAAGTCGAAGCCCCCGTCCCCTTCGATCCAGGGTAACTCGCCGGAAGGAAAGACATACCCTGACCACCCTTCGAAGACATCCCACCCCTGACAGGGCCTGTAGTGCCAATCTTGCCCGAGGCACCAGCCCCAGTACTCTTACCACCCGAACCGCCGACCTTGCCCACTTGAACCTCCTCTGCGCAGAGAACAGTAGGGAATGTGTTCCCCCACCTGTAACCAAGTATATAACCCGCGGTTGCTCTCTGGAAAACATTTTTTTCAAGGACTTGTAACCCGAAGAGTATCAGAGACTTAACGCTTCCCACAAACTTTTCTGATATAACACTATAGTATATATACAATCTAGTGCTATAGATAATAGATAATAGATATGGATACAAAATTACTAGAAAATAGAAATATGACTTTATAACTAATACTAGTAACTAGATCTTGGGTTATTAACTAATAATTGATAAGGTGATCTACTTCAGTACTTACTATTAATAACTAATACTTATATATAAGATAGCCCGTCTGCGGGTTGAGACTGAGAGTGCACCCTCAGCTGGTCTTAGTCATAATCATTTATCAATATCCTATGGCCTCATGTTAATGATAATGGTAACTCATTCCTATGTGTTCTCCCATGGATGAATAAGATGGGCCTATGGGGTAACTGAGTATCCTTTATCATTATCATCATTCATTCTTCTTTCAGAGAACCATTAAGGTTATATGTTAAGGTTATGTTAACTGCCAAAGAGGAAACACTTAACATTTCCCTATCATTTCCATAACAACTTCCCCTTTCCCGTATGAGATACTTGTAAATGTCAAATAACTCATTACTCGCTCATTGATAACTGAATACGTGAAGGGGTCAGGGGGATCCTCCAATCCACTCCACACTTTCCTCAACGGAGAATCCCATGGAAACCACGATCCAGAACACCCCGATCGAGAACCTCCTCAACAACCTGACCGAAGCGAAGAAGGTGAAGGATCTGAAGGCCGCCAAGAAAGCCCGGAGGCTCCTCAGGAAGAACGGGTACTACATCAGCAAGCAGGCCAAGTAACCCCTCCTCCTCGATCCCTTCCCGATTCAGCTCACCCCATCTAATGAGGAAAAGAGTTAACAATCCCATAACACTCCCATAACAACTCCGATTATAACCTCATTTATAATGTTATTAATGGAGCTGGGAGCAACACACCAACACTCCATTTGCTCTTTCACAACTTAATAGGGAGCGCAGCACGGGGGGCGTAACTCCACTCCAGCAGTACACACTCAAGGAGAACGCCATGTTCAACCCCAAGCACAGCGCCACTGAGATCAACGTCCTCGACGAGAATCTCGATCTCATCCCTGGTCAGCCGGAGACGGCGATCAACCAGGCTGCTTCTGAAGTCGACGCCGAAACCGAGGCGAAGCAGGAGCGGGGCGAAGCTAGGGAGGAGAGGGTGCACGAGCTCCTCCTCAAGCTCAAGCAGGCCAAGGCGGAGAAGGACGACAAAGCCGGTAAGAAGATCCGGCGTCAGCTCCGCAAGCTGGGTTACTACATCAGCAAGCAGACCAAGGCTGAGTAACATCAACTAACCTGCCCTTCGTGCTGTGCCTCCCGTTAAGTGTGACACTCTAACTATACCGAATAGGGCGAAAGGAGGTGATGCCAACTGGCTAACACAGATCATGGTATTGGACGCTACACGCTTGGAGACTTCATAGCCGATAACTTTGAAGATCTCCAGCCAATGTCAGCGAACATCTTGGGAGACGATGAACACACGTGCCTCAACTACCTCATGGACACATACATCTCTCAGGAAGCTAAGCGATTGATGTATCAGACCGAAGCTCTCTTCCTCAGTCTCAACGAAATCCCAGAACTGGAACGGAATGCAAAGTTCGAAGCTATCTGGGACTTCACCTTCAGACAAATCCGGGTAATCGCATACGGATAGGGGGATAGGTGATCAAGAATCTACTGCAGGCCGTCATCTATGGGATCCTGGGCTGGTACACGGGGCTAGCCATCATGGGAATCTTAGCCTTCCTCATACCTACGAGGTAATCATGGTCGTCGTCACCTTCAAAGGGATGCTTACTACCACTCCCTTCGCCATCGATGATCTCATTATCAGGTTACAAGAGGTCATACAAGTACATGCCATCCCTGGCACTAATCCAGCTCTCGCTATCGACTTGACAGTGGAGGTAACTCCCCGCAACTAATGCAGAGGTTATACTCAAAACAGTCAGGTAAAAATCTGGTTTACTTTGAGTATAACCTCTGATAATATTGATATTGTAACACCCCATACAAATGAGTTATAAAAGAGCCAAATCTCACATAGAGAGGAGGTGATACTCACATGGGAAACCCTGAACAGACTCATGAATGGGCCAAAGGAGCTACGCTCCCTATCTACGAGAGTAAGAGCGCTAAGGAGATCATCGAAGCGGGCCCTGAGCACTACGTGGTGCTTGCCGACGGAGAAACTTACACACTTCTTAAGGGTGCCGTGATCATTGACCACTTCGGGACTGTATACGATGCGATGGAGCTGGTCGATGCCGTATTCGCCCCTAACGCTAGGGAGCGAGACAAAGGGGTTGAGAAAGCTATGATCGCACGTCTCACCTAACAAGATTTGGGGAGTCAGCAGTGGCCCGACTGATCGGGCTCGTCAATGGAATCAGCGGACGTTTAAAGAAACGAAAGTCATATTCCGTGGCTTGGCGTCTTGCCCTCTTGAGAGACTTGAGTTTCAGCTGACTCCCCACTAGGTCTACTGAAGTTAGTGGGTAACGGAGCCGAAAACATCCGTGACAACCTCATAGGATACTTGACCTTCGGGAGGTATCTGGAGGGGGGCCTGATCAGCCTTATGGGGGAGAGACCGGAACATTTAGATCATCGGGACGGTCTACCTACTACTTCACCGGTACTGAAGAGCCTCACATGGAGAGGCGAAACCTAGGCTCCTGTAGCTCAATGGTTAGAGCCCATCGCTTATAACGGTGTGATCTTGGTTCAATTCCAAGCGGGAGTACCAAGAGGAGGATATAATGGATACTCTGGGTAGACAAAGGGATCGACTCATCCAAAGGATTATTAGCCAAGAGATTCAAGACTACTTCCAAGGAAAAAGGAGAAAGAGGTCGTGTGCTTGGTGTGGTAAGAAGTTTAAGCCCAAGAATCCGTGGCACTTCTTTCACCAATCTGATTGCCGTAAGATGTGGTATCGAGGGCAATTCAGACCGAGGGATTAATGAACTATCCTCGTATTGCTAGTTATGCAGGACTTCGTTCAAGTGGTGCTCCATTAGTTAAGCCAGATGGAACCCTAGATCTGGAGCTTTGTAAGAAGCAAGCTCGATTCCCTTTAATGACTCTGGATATTAACACCATCATGCTTCATCCAGAGATTGTTTTGAAGATTCGGGAATTTAATCCTACTGTTGAGATTCTAGGTTATCATCTTATGACTCATTGGTGGCTACCTCCAACTTTTGTTCCCCAGCCTACCGATAAGTCTTTCAATGCTGATTGGCATAAGGCACTCCAAGCTACTAATGGTTTCCTTACTGGAGTACCTGATGGTTACATCGTGGATTGGAATAACATGCCTACAGCAGAAGCACTCATCCAACTATTGGAGAAGGCTGCAAGAACTCAACTGTTTGATGGGTTCTTCCTTGACTATTGTTCTCCTACAGTTTCATGGGTTCCCATTGGTAACAAGTTTACTGATGAAACAAGGCTTAGGCATTTTAGAGAACTTGTTGAACGTATGGATGATATTGATGCAGGTGGTCCCATGTTTATCATGTATGGTAATGGGGTTGGAGCTAACCAATGCAATATGCAAGGCACAATGAAGGAGGGATTTCCAGGCAGTCTTACCTCTTTTAGCCAAGCTCTTCAGCAAACAAATGGAGATTGGTTAAAGACTGAGATTGGGACTCCCTCAAATACTCAACTTGCTAGGTATTGTTTAGGTACAGCTTGTTTGACAGGAGCATATGGTGCTCCAGCTGCAAACCGTAACAATACTCCTGAACTATTTGATGCTAACTTCTGGTTCCCAGAATATAGTGTGATGCCTGATGGGACTCCTGATCCTACTGGATCTCACTTAGGTTGGCTTGGAGAACCTTTAGGCCCTAAGGTTATCATTGATAAAGGTATTCACTTCAGAATGTTTGAGTATGGAGTAGTAATGGTTAATCCTACTCCCTCCTCAGTAGTCATCGATAGCTTGACTAATCGTTGGAAGAAAGTAGGAGATACAGCAATTGTAAGGCAGTTTATTATCCCTGCTCAAGATGCTGTGTTTCTTATTGAACCAAGATGAGTACTTCCTAATGAAAGAACAGGAGATAGCTGTAATCAAAGGTTGTGAGCACCCTAATGTATACCCATATTCTACTCCGGGGACATTTTGGAAATGCTCAAGTTGTGGAGAAACTTTTTACTTACATCCATGGGATCATAGTAAACATGGTATCTTATGCTCACCAGAAACTTGTGGTGGTCCTCCGAAGAAATAAACTGGTTTACTTTGTGATTAACCTATGATAATATGTGTATATCACCCAAACAGGGAGGTATATCATAGGTACTCGCACAATCAAGACTAAGGTGAAGTGCCAAGGGTGTATGAGATGGAGATTCTGGACTTCTTATAATGAGAAGGCGAATCTCATGCTCTGCAAAAGGTGTCATGCAATCGTGAAATATGAGCCTACGTTCTTCAAACGAAAGAAAGAAGAGCGATCGTGAAGAAACACCTGCTTACTGTAGGGACACATGATTTCACAAGCAGAGATACCTGTGTCAAGTTTGCTAGAGCCGTCATGTGGGCAGTTGGAGGAAATAAACTGGGGATTACAAAGACTAAGAAAGGGTGGAGGTTCAAAGTGTATTATGTCGATAAAGCTCGAGAGTAAAGAGTGTAAGAACTGTAAAGCATTAACAAATGAGATCCTCCACAAGGTAGTTGTAGGTGATTCCTGGATGACTCACATGGATGTACCCTTCTGTACGTCTTGTAAGAAAGCATATGACGAAGGCTATAAAGATGGACTGGATGATAGCTAACGTGGTAAAAGATTTACCATCCGGTAAAAAAAGATTTGACGTAGTTATGGGTGATATCCTATATTGAATCTCCCTCACCACATGACCCTATACCACCTAGATTTGAGCCCTGGTAATCGGCCCTGGTTCTTGGTGCGTCCTGCAGACCCATCAAGCCTTTGTCGACACGCTGGGGCTCTCTATATGATGGTTGGTGAGATGGGCAGTACAGTTGTTCTCTTAAATCATAACTCTCTTGAGTTAGCCTAGGAGTTATGAGCCAACCTTTCTTTTCCGTAGGGTAATGACCCCTACCCGCTGCAGAGTCGGATACTCTGTGACCCCTCAGTAGGAGGCTACTAGAATGCCGAAGAACAAGACTGAGCAGCCGAAGAACAAGAAGAAGCAGGATGAGGATGATGACGAGGACGAGGATGCTGACGAGGATGAGGATGAGGAGGAAGTTGAAGAGACGGAGGATGAGGAAGAGGTAGAGGAGGACGAGGATGAAGATGAGAAGCCTGCCAAGGCCAAGAAGGGTGGTAAGGGCGGTGGCAAGGGCTCTGGTCTCGTCCCCCGTGAGCCGGTGACTGTGCCGAAGGATGTGCTCAAGGCTCAGCCGAAGGAGATCCAGGCACTCCTCAAGCAGCGTGATGCTCTTCAGGCCGCTGGTGACAAGAAGGGTCTGCGGAAGATCCGTATGCAGCTTCGCTCCAAGGGATTCAAGCTGTCGGAGCTTGCCGGTAAGTAACAAGAAGCTACCTACCTCTGGTGAGTAACCAGTATAGGTGAGTACTTCCCAGCTGTACCCGGGGTAGGTTGGTACGGGGTTCTCAAGAGTGGTTTAGTCACTCTTACCCGGGCTAGCCTACCCTTTCTTTTTCCCTCGAGGAGCCTACAATGTCCATGGATGAGAAGGATCAAGAACCAGCTGACTTGGAAAAGCAATTGGATAAAGAAGAAACCATTATTCAAAGTATCGAAAGAGGGCCCCAACAACGACAAGAAGGAAGAGTAGTCCGTCACCTCCCCGCTGTACTCCATTCGTTTCCTACCCTCCGTCGAGGAAAGCAACAACTTCGTGTACGGATTGTGCAATATCCCCGATCCGAACCGCTCCTCGATATCCGTGAGTTTATCACCGGCGAAACGTTCAATGGGTTCTCCAAGAAGGGGATCACAATCAACTTGGAGCAAGCTACTTCTCTGTTCGAGAATGTAGAGTTGATCATGAAAGCCCTTAGTGGTAATGATTAAACTCTGCGATTATTCGGGAGTATAATACGGGAACGAATCCCATGTATGCGAGATATGGCTTCCCAAGTTAATTGAGGATACTCCCAAGTATATACTCCCTTGGCGAAGAGTACCTGATTAATTTGATCCATATCCCCAATCCCTAAATTAATCCTGAATCTCTACGGAGTAGAAATGAATAACCTCTCTTGGCGAGATATAGCTGGATTCCCATATAAACTAACCAAGACAGAACATCGATTCAACTGTATCTTTTGTCCCGATCCGGACAATGGCTATCACCTTTATGTGAACAGGTCTAAGAAGGTATACCATTGTTTCAGGTGTGGTGCAAAGGGAGTCTTGATAGATAAGACGGGATATGGATCACTCCTCTCGAAGTATGCCACGGCCGTCAAGAGATATGGGAGTAAAGAGAAAGAGGAGAAAATTGTAAAAAGCTTACCTCTTACTGAAGGATTCTCCTCAGAAGGCAAGATACATAGATCCCCAGAAGAGAGTGAAGCTTTAAAGTATCTATTAAGTAGAGGTATTAATCATAAGAAGATATATGAAAATGATATTAGATATAGTAAAGATAAGCATGGTATATATACTAAGACTATAGTATTTCCTGTAGGAGATATAGATAATCCTGATTATTTTGTATGTAGAAGATATGATGGTACAGAACCTAAGTATATCAATGCTCCTTGGCCAAAGGGTGATATCTTATTCATGCCCTTCAAGGATGGTCCTATCTATTACTGGGTAGTATGTGAGGGAATCTTTGATGCAATGAATTTAGCTTGTTGTCCTCACTCACAGCCAGTAGCTTTGTTAGGTAAAGAAGCAACAGATGAACAGATAGATAGGCTTTGTGATTCAATTTATCCTCTGTTAATCTGCTTAGACCCTGATGCTGAGTCTTATGCAATGAAGCTAACTTTAGAACTGAAGAGTAGAGGAAAGAAAGCAATCATGGTCCAGTTAGAGGGTAAGGATCCTGGTGATACTCCAAGAACTACTCTCAGGAGGATTATCTCTGATGCGTATCTTTCAGTCTGCCCGGGAAGCCGTGAAAGAAGTAGAAAGGGACATTTGGGAGATGGGTACAAGGGTAGTGACAAAAACATATCAAGACAAGGATATAACTGGAGACGTTGATTATGAGACAAAGGAGATCCTGGGCTACTCATTCACACTGACGAATGGTGATGATTGGACTCAGTCCTTTGGAGAATTGGGGATGCTTGATGGTGGAGATTGTGTGGATTATGTACGCACTGAAGCAACTGATAGACTGTCTGTGCCTACAAACTATCCTCTTAATCCAGGAGTGTCTTGGATCCACCGAAGGGGAGTATGGGAGAAATTCTTGATTCCTGATAAGAATCAATTCCATTACTCTTATCCAGAACGAATCCATGGTTCAAATCAGATGCATACTTTACGATACTTCCATGAGAAAGATCCCTCAAGTAGACAGTTGATAGTCCAAATCTACAATCAGGATAAGGATTCAGGATTGAGAGTTGGAGGAGGTAGAGTGCCTTGTACTATGCACTATCAGTTCCTGCATAGGGGTGACCAATTCTATACTATTGTTAACATGAGGAGCTGTGATCTTTATACTCACTTTGCTATTGATATGAGTATTGCCTGGCATATGGGTGCTATTCTCGCTGAGGAATGGGGAGCTACATGCTCGAAGCTGATAATGCAGTTCGGGTCTCTACACGCTTTCGCCAAGGATTTGAAGCCAAGAGGGATCTTCTAGTCTATGAGAGAGGCCGGGTCATTGAAGCCAAGAACTGTGCGGACGCTTGGAGGAATCTTAATTCGTTTATGTTTGACGCTCGTGCTCTTGAACATTATCGTCTGGGCAATCGTCACATGGTTCCACGAGTCACTCTGGAGATCGCTAGGTGGAAACGGTTAATCCCCTTAGAGACTTTCGGGTATAAACACTTCCGAATCAACCGACTAAAGAGGAACTACCTCAATGATGAATCGCTTGCTCGTTGTCGTGCATATATGGATAAAAGGAAATTGGATAGTCCTGCTACTCATGGGATTATCTTTGGCTCAGGTCGTAAAGCTACCCCACCTTGTATGGTCGCCGGTACTTTTTATTACCGTCCTGGGTCTCTATTGGCAAACTTCACTCTACGCGCAAGTGAGACAACAAAGACTCTCGGTGCTGACTTTCACTTTCTGGACTATATCCTCGAATCTGCTGTCCCTCCTGGGATGCGTGAGTGTCTTGATTCTGTTGTGCTACACTTGGATATGGCTTATTGTCTGGCGCAATGGTTTCCTCTCTTAGATATGATTATGCCAGGTTATCCACTTAATCCATACGATCATAAGTTCCACAAGATGTGTATGGACTCCATCAGAAAGGCTCAGAACTATGACTACGAGTCGAAGTGGAAGCCGGAAAGGAGAATGCAAAAACGATACAAAGCTATGTTCAAAGAAGGAGGATATAGGACGAATAGCGAGGGAAGAATTATTCATGGACCTAGCTTTTTCCCTCTCAAAGCGAAGTACATGTCTTAGAGCCATGGTAGGAGCAGTCCTTACTAAGGGTAACAGAATCATAGGGAGTGGATATAATGGGGCTCCAATGGGGGTTCGACACTGCACTGACGTCGGTAACTGTCTTACTTTTGGCGGTATTCGCTGTCGCCGTACTATCCACGCTGAAGTTAATGCAATATTATCCGCTGGGGTCTCGGGTATCGGAATCGGTACAGGTGAAGTGGTTCTATACTGTACTCTTGTACCTTGTGCTGAATGCCTTAAATTGTGTGTTGGGGCTAAGGTTGATAGAGTTGTTTACTTCTCTGATAGGGAAACTCCTGACACCTGGGAATTACTGAAAGATTATGGGGAGGTAATTAAGCTTGAAAGATTTAAGGTTAATGCTAGTAGGAGAATCTCCAAGTGACTATGATAAGGCCGACAAATTACTGGATAGTATTCTCTTTGCCTTTGATCTCTCACGTGAAAACCTTTCTATTGCCTACGCTGTTCCACATAAGCTTCCTGATAACCGTCGCCCCAAGAGCTCCGAGATTACGGCCCACCGTAGTAATCTTTTCAAACAAATAAAGGAAGCAAAGCCTAAGCTTATCATTGCTATGGGTGCAATAGCTTTAGAAGCATTAACTAAAGAGAAGTTGCCTGTTACAGCGAGTAGAAAGAAGCTCTTCCGGATCGGCAAGAAGGAGCGTCCTATGGTCGTGACCTTCCATCCTGCTGCTGCCGTGAGGAATGACTACCTTACAGAAAAGATCGTGGAGGATTTCGAATATGGTTTCAAACTCCTCAGAAGTGGGTTTGACATTAAAGAAGATATTACCTCTTACAGACGTATTGACTCCCTCTCAGAGGATCCGGCTACGCTTAATGCTTCAGTGGTTTCTCTTGACCTCGAAACTGATGGGCTCGACCCGTATCTCCCAGGAAGACAAATTCTTTCTGTCCAGGTTAGTTCAAACCCTGGCACTGGATGCTTCCTTAGGTGGACTTCACGAGTCAAAGAAGAAATTAAAACGCTTGTTAGTTCAAAGGTTCGTACCATAGTTAATCATAATATCAAGTTTGATATGAAATGGTTGAGAGAAGAAGGGATACATATCCATGGCCCAGTTAGGGATACTATGTTGGAAGCTCATCTCTTGGACGAAAATAATCGTGACAAGTCATTGGGCTCTCTGGCAAACACTTATACAAGTCTCAAAGACCACAAAGAAGGGTTGGAAACTTACCGGAAGCAAAACAAGTGTGCTCATAAAGATGTACCAGAAGAGATTATGATTCCTTACGGATGTGCTGATGTAGATGCTGCACTGAGGTTAGATCAAGTCTTTATGCCTAAGCTTCTCAAGCAAGGGCTTGGTCCCCTCATGGATCTAGAAGGTGAAGCTATCAAGTTGTTCGTTGAGATTGAAAGTAATGGTTGCAAGATTGATATGAGTATTATCGACGGTATTGCTAACCACTACGAGAAGCAAATTCGTAGAGCAGAAAAGGTTATATTAGAGGTAGCTGGCTCAGACTTCAATGACCGATCACCTGTGCAAATCAAGAAAATTATCTACGACAAGTGGGATCTTCCTCCTATGGGGTTGGTTAAGCCATGGGAAAAGAAGGATGGATATGACACCACTGAGTATACTCTTGATCGCTTGGTCCACTCTCGTCACGTTGATGCTACTCAGAAGTCATTTCTTGAAGCGATCCTCAGACTCCGGGAAAACAGGAAGATGTTGTCTACATATGTCTTGGGACTCTCGGACCACATACGCCCCGGTAGCTATATTCACTCATGGTTTAGGCTTGATGGAACCGTTACAGGGAGACTCTCTAGCAGAGATATCAATCTCCAAAACATTCCTAGAGAGGGACCTATTAAGAGCCTCTTTGTTAGTCGTTATGGAGCCGACGGGGTGGTACTACAGTGTGATTTGTCTCAGGCCGAACTCAGATTTGCTGCGCATGTCTCAGGAGAACCTACCCTCACAAGACTATTCAATAGGGGAAGTTCTGACATCCATCGCGAGACTGCTGCCCAAGTTCTTGGAAAACGTACCGTTGAGGTAACAGATAAAGAACGTAAGAAAGCTAAGATCGTTAACTTCGGAATCTTGTATGGTGCTAGTAAGTATAAGATGGCTGAACAGATGGGTACTTCAGTAGAGATTGCTGCTCAGTTTATTGAAAGATGGAAGGCTAGGTTTTATGGTTGGGCACCATACGAGCGTAACATTCGTAAGTTGGTTATCGAACGAGGGTATGTTACTTCTCCATTTGGGAGGAGAAGAAGACTACCCATCATGGATCCCGGGAGCAAGCAAGGAAAGGAGGCGCTCCGTCAGGCGATTAACTCTCCGATTCAAGGGGGGGTCTGCGACTATACCTTGTATTGTGGAGTCAGAGCCAATCGAGCTAGGAAAAAGCAAGGTTTGCGTAGGTGTCACTTTATCGCGCAAGTTCATGATGCGTGGATTCTTGATTGTCACAAGTCAGAGGTTGCTGATATGGCCAGAATCATGACTGAGCATCATCAGATTAGGGAACTCCCAGAATTTGGAATTAAGCTAGCTGTACCGATGGTGATCGAATGTCAGGTTGGCCCCAACTGGAAAGAGGTAAAGGAGTATGCTTAAGAAGAAGCGCGTAGTGGAGGAAGACGATGGCTTTAAGACCAGGCTTGACAAGACGAAGAAGCGTTTCGAAGAAACCGCGGGCGATGGCAAGTACTATAAGGCTACCCCAGGCAAGAATTATATTAGAGTTCTCCCGCCATGGGGCAAAGGGGCCAATGGCAGTTTCTTCTTCGTGGGAGCTCTTCATTACGGATTCAAGATTGGTGGAAGAGATCGAGCGATACCTTGTCCAGCTTTCAGTGAGCGGGGAAGATGCCCCGTTTGCGAGTTCCTGGATAAGCTTAAGTCCAGCGGGGATGAAGACCATAAGGAGCTCGCTCAGAAGATTAGGCAGAGCAAGAAGTACTGGATCAACATCGTCAGGCGTACGGAAAAGGCAGAGAACGAAGACGACAAGGTGAAGGTGGAGATTTATGGAGCCAACAAGAAATTCATCAATACTCTTCTTGAAGCCTTCGATGAAGATGACTATGGGGACGTTACTGATCCTGTGGAAGGACATGACATTATTCTCAAGCGGAAAGGGGAAGGATTCCAGACTCGGTATACGGTTACCGTACGTCCTCGTCCCACCCCCCTTAACGTTCCCGATTGGAAGAAGCAGGTGCACAAGTTAGATGAGGTTGTGTTGGAATGGATGACTGAGAAGGAGATTGAATTCGCTATCGCCAAGAACTATGGCGAAGAGGCTATGGATGCAGGGTACAAGCTTTCCGGTGGGAAAAGCAAGAAGAAGGAGGAGGATGATGACGATGAAGAGGAGGATCGGCCCAAGAAGAAAAGGGCCAAGGGACCCGCAAAAGAAGACGATGAAGACGATGATGAAGACGAAGATGACGATGACGATGGAGATGAGTAGGCTTAAGATGCAAGAGCTTGAACTGAAAGAATATCAAGAAAGGATGGATGAGGTTCAGGAATACTATGACCCTCTTGCATTTGATATGTTAGACTAATCACAGGTGCCCCGGTAGCCCAACGGCAGAGGCAGAAGACTTAAAATCTTCACAGTGTGGGTTCGAATCCCACTCGGGGTACCATTGGAGTCACATGAAGACACCAGATATCGTAGGTCTTATTCTCGAGAGGACAGAACAGGAGATCCAAGATGAGTGGAGACCAGCAAGAATTCCTGGGTCCTACCGTGGAAGTGAGCTTGGGGATTGTACCCGAGCACTTCAGTACGCCAATCTCGGCTACAAGCCGGAAAGTATTGATCCAAGACTTGCTCTCTTATTTAGAGACGGACACTTACATCACGAAGCTCTTCGGACCGAGCTTGCAAAGATTGGCCGGCTTACTAACGTCGAGCAATTT